TCCCAGATGCCTACCATGCAGGCGGCGTGGCCATCAGCGGCCCCAGCTGTATGCGCCAAAGAACCCCAAAGAGCGTGATCGGCATTGGCCTGGATTCCGGCCATATGATTCGAAATAAAAACTTGATTCATAATTGTTTGATTGAATCGTTAAACATTATTCACTCTCCAGGACTTCCCCAGATTGTGACTGATACCTTGGTGACTCAATTGTCTCCAAGATGCTTTTAACTGCCATTTCTATGACTTCGTCATGTGTGTGTTCTGGCAGTTCGGAGCCAATGCCTCTTGAATAACTCATGAGGGCTGGTCTCCGTAAATACTTTATAAAGATATCCTGTGGGATAAAACTAGAACCTGTGTACAAATCTACGAAGTTTTCCTGTATTGTATACAAAGGTGCCGAGTTTTTTGTTGTATTAAACGGATCATCTAGTATAGCGTACAAGTCATCGTGTTGAGAGTACTTACAAAGTGTTCTCTTTAGCTTCAGTGTTGGGTTATCTTCTATGATCTCAGGGGTAACTTCTCTTAATACCTCATCTATCACCAGTGGTCCTTGGTTGACGTTTATGTCAATTACATCATCTGTAAGTGGGTGCTTCCAACGCAACACTGCATATGCCCCTACCACACCGGGAATAGATACATCGCTCAGCTGAGTAAAAGCAGCTTCTCTCTTAAAGAATATCTCGTTGGCATCTGCCACGGGGGAGTCTGCTGTAATCGTAGGAGCTGTCAAATCAGAAAACCCGTCGTTGGGTGACAGGCTTGGTGTTATCTCTTCTCCGTAAACTCCATCTTTGATAGAGTCTATTGTGATTCCCCCAAGATTAGACTTAACACTAGTTAAAGCCCCCGCAGCGTTAGCAACGCTGATGTCTACTAGAATGTAACCCCGTATAGGTTGGTTGATTGGTACTCTCAAGTAGTAGTACTCTTTTCTAAATGTTTCAAAGGGTACATTTCTATCGATATTGCATTCGTAGAACACCTTGGCTCTAACGTTAATCAAATGCATGTAATCTGTGGGGAACTTTGCCCTGTAGGCAAATACGTCTCCCGAACCCTTAGATGTATACACAGCGCCCATGTAACTAGGCAGGTTTTGGTAGTAATCTTCTACGAGATTACGCAGATCGTCCAATCGTTTCTGTGATTGCTCAAAACCACGGCGCTTTGGATTGCTCAACGCAGAGTATCTCTGCTTGATAAACCTTCTTTGCGCCATGTTCAACTCATGGTCGATCTCTTCAGGTAAGAGATTGTCAACCTGGAAAGACCCAAGCTTTTGGACCCCCAGGTTGACCGCTATATGCATCTCTTGTATTGTCACTTTACTTCCTTAAGTTTTGCTCTAAGTGCATTTATCGCACCGGAGTTTTTCTTGTTCTTAAAATATACGATAGTATCAGCTATGTTCTCACCCAATGTTTCATCACCGTGGATGTGCTGGTTTCCTATCTTACGTATGATATCCTTTTGTACCATTTCTGCAATCTCATCTCTGAGATCCAAATCCTTATCCAAGGCCGCTTTCAAGAATTTATCTGGAGAGCTTGTCTTCAACTCATACAAGTTGTTTTCAATCTCCAAGTTAGACAGCTTGTCTGGGTCAGTATTGCTAATTACCCGAAGCAATCTCTTCATTCTTGCTACATCCGATGATGCTTTGATAAATTCTTTGTCAGCGTCCTTAGAAACCTGAACCCTTTTGTTCTTCTTAAGAAGATCCTTTTGAGGATCATATATGTAGAATCTCTTTCCGGAGACCGACTCCATCTCAGACTTACTCTCAGCAACCTGCCGATGTTTCATACACCACTTGTATGTAATGTAATCTTCTGGGTTGACGGCTTTACCATCTTCAGTAGTAGTGATGTCAAGCTCCTTTCCTTCGAATGGGACTTTAACTCGCAAACTGGCCCAGTAATCCTTTTCCCTAGCAGGGAAATCTGGATGATCGTACGGTAGACCTATAATACGTGGTAGGTATTCTTTGGCCTCTTCTCCTTCCACTCCTTTGAGTGGTTGACGTCCTACAAATATAGAACCGATTGTGACGCGAGCTCCTACTCGGACCTCCTTTGGCAGGAAACTATTAATCTCCTTTCGTCTGACGTAAATTTTTCTCATGTTCTTTTAAAGTTTAGAAAGAATAACTAAGCTGTTCTTTTATAGTCAAAGAATAACTTAATGTTTGGTTTAGTAGTGTAGTGGTTGCAAGCGGGGGGAAAGTTTAACCAATCCCCCCTATGCAAACCAAACACAAATTACGATGCAGTGCAAGTCAAATCAAGCGAAGTATCGAATCTGCGGAGCAGGATACCAGCTGTCTTCAACATGTGCACAGAAGCACCGTCTATATCACTAGCGCGGGTGTCAGACCCTGTGAAGCCCTTAGGCACAACAGAACCAGCAACAGCCCAACGCAACATCTCACGACCCTTCTTATTGATCATCTGGAGGTTGTTCTCTCCGTCATAGGTAGACTGATCAACGAAGGTCATTCTGTACGACTCGAGAGGCAATCCAGTGTCAGGGTGCTTACGAGAAGCCTGAGCAACAGGACCATGGTCAAACAATGGAACCTTAACTACATTCACTGTGTGACCATCAATGTGGTCGTAAGAGTTGAAGTAACCAGTGATTCCAAGGCTACGTCCACTACCTGTGATGAACTTAGACTCTGCCGTGTTCAAGTAGTTTCTAGTTGACCCTGCACTTGTAGATGACGTACCTGAGCTGTAGTAGTTACGCAAAGCCTTATCGAATTCACGTGCACCACCAATACCTGTAAACAATGTCACCTGCTTGTCAGTAGCGTCAGTCATACCGTAGAACAAGTCACCAATGACGTCCTCAATCTTCTGCTGTGTAAGCGTAGAGTAAGTGTCTTTGTTGATGATCTGCTCGAACAAACCAGGACCAGAAACAACTGGCTGACCGTTCTCGTCCACCATGTTGGTTCTACCGGTAGAGTCATGAGTCTTCTGGCCATACCAGTAGTACATCTCACACTCTTCCTTAAACTTCAACATGTGACGATACTCTTCGTAGTCCATCCACAACTTGGTAGAAGAACCTTCCTTCAAGGGGAGCTCAAACTGAGCAACGTAGTCCTTAGCATTACCAGAGAACTGGTATGACTTACGGATAGTACCAATCTTAGATCTCACCAACCCGGGTGCACTCCAGTTAGAAGCGTTTCCGCGTGAGAAGTCAATACCTACGTTAGCATAGAGCTGACCCCACATTGAGCCTGGGGAAAGATCACCACTAGTATCTGTAGCAGCCAAAGCAGCTTGATCTGGAGATACCAACTTCATTGTGTACTGGTATCCGCCAGACACTTGACGTGGCTCCTCCATGATACGTGCAAGAACACCGCTCTCAGAAACGAGTGTGTATGGGAATACAAACCAACGGTCTGGGAAAGTGATAGTGAACGTTGCACCACCTGCTCCTGTTCCGCTAGCAGCTATAACCGGACGAACGTTTACCTCGTGAGTCTTCACCCGGTACTCGTATTCGAAACGATCGATAGATTTAGTGTTACCAACTCCCTCTGTCATAAAGGACAGTGGGAACTTCTTCTCTTCACGACCTGCGAGGTGCGTGATAATTGGAGAGAGCTCCTCGGGCTTCTCCATCAACGCATTGACCAACGAGTTCGTGTCAGTCATCTGCGAGTCATTGTAGTACGTCTTTAGTACATTAGTCAATGCCATGATTGTTTATTTTAAAAGTTAGATTGCTTGTTTAAAAAAGCGCGTTTATGTCCAGTTGATCTGGATCAAATGTTTTCTGTCTACGTTGAGCCTTACGCGCACTCTTCACTCGTTCCTCATTTGTCTGTATTCTAGATCTCAAGTTCTCCACACTCTTGGTACGAGCTTTCGTATCAATAATGTCTGAGAGATTGAATCCGCTATACATCAAGTAGTCGATGGCGAGTTTAATGTCCATGTCCGCCTCTGCGTAGTCTAAGTCTCTTTGAGTATTTCCTTGATCATCTACAGGTGCAGATATGTAATCAAAGAACTCTTGTTTATCGTTATCAGGTATGCGAATACCTGCAAATTCATTTCCTTCTTCTATGACTCCCGCAACGCCATCCCAGAACTCATCTTGTTCTGCTTCGGCTTTCTGTTGCTGTTCAAGCTGTGCTTGGTACATCTGCTCTTTCTCTTCAGCTTGTGCTGCTGCTAGATGTTGCTGAGCAGCTTGTGCTTTGCCGAAGAGCTTTCCAGATTCTTCGTAGTCGTTAAGTACGTCTACAATAAAATCCTCAGGATGTCCTGCTGACTTGAAGTACTCACCGAGCATTGCTCTTTGCAGAGTAATGTCACCCTGAGACATTTCAATGTTGCCATAGTTTGCCTGTGGGTTGTGAGTAGCGTAGAACTGTTCTGGGTCACCCCCTGCAAGTACGTAGTCCAAGTGGCGTTGTACTTCGGGGAACTCTTCAAACAAACCCTGCAGTTGCTCTTCTGCTACTTCCTGAGACATGTCTCTTACGAAGTTTGTAAGTCCCTCTACAGTGTCGTCATATTCTGACTCCAGTTCCAATCCAAGAACTGTAGAAATTTGGTCGGCTATAGGTAGATCCTCTAGCTCAACTTCATCTTCTACTGTACTCTCTTCATCATCATTGTCATAGTCATAGTCATCGTCTACGTAGTCCTCTTGATCTTCATCACCCTGTTCAGGGTTTGGGATATCTTCGTCTACAATTTCTACTTCTTCTGGTGTTACTTCCTCAACGTCTTGAGGAGCCGTTTCTATGCCGTCTCCCAACATATCGTCGAAAGAAATGGCGCTAAAATCTAATTTGTCGTTTGGTTGCATGTTGCAAATTTATTTAAAGTGTGTTGGTTTGAGTATGTATAATTATCTTTTATATCTCTTATTACTATATCGCACTCCCCCGCTTCTGAGTCCAGAACCTTGGGTAAGTCTACCAGGGTATGACTTCTCTATATCCTCTGCGTACATGCGTTTTGTACTCAAAGTGTTTCCTACATTTCCTCCTTGCACGTTGTAGTATTTTCTACCGTCCTTGTCTACCCCAGTGCTGGTTATAATGTCGGAGTGGGAACCGTACCCCTCAGCGTATTTACCTTTTCCTTTACCTGCTCTTTTAAACTGACGAAAATTCTGAGGACCGATAGGGTTTCCTTTTCTGTCACGTCTTCCTTGAAATAGAATATCTCCAGCAGCAAAGGAGTCATCCCCCGATGTAATTTTTTCAGCACGGTAATTCCCCTCTTGCTTAAATGCCCTGTTTATATACTGTGAGTGCGTTGCACTGCCCTTAAACTCGGGGTCAAAAGCTACTGCTAAATCACTCACTGCAGCGGCAGACCATGGATCATCGACGGAATCGCCCTTATAGCCGACGTTTTTAAATAAAGTATCTTCGATATATCCCTCTACTCTTGGGTCATCCTCTTTCATCGTTTCTTGAGTAGCCGGGCTGGTAAATCTGTTTTGTTGATTGGCTGCTGCAAGGGCTAATCTATCCTCTCTACCTTG